AGAACGCTGGAAAACTGCTTTCAACAAATTTGAAGATATTGAAACCGACGTTAAAGAAATCAACACCAAACTAGACTCTGGCACAAAAACAATTATTGGACTACTTATAGGATTAGTTGCTAGTATAGTAACATTGATAGTAAGAGGTTTATTTTAAAACGATGATGCGTCCAGAAATTTACGGTGCTGGTAAAAGATACGACCCAGCAAATTTACCAGAGGGTTACTCCTTCATAGACACTTCTGGAGGGATAAGGGCAGCAGTTATGCCAAGCCAAGGAATGGTGTATGCTTATGGTCCAGATGGCGAACAAATTGAAGTTCCTGCTGGAGCACCACCACAAGCAAACACAAGCCCGCAACCACAACCACAAGAACAACCCATAAGGTACGGTGCAACACCAGATGCAAGCACAGGTCAAGGCCTTGGCCAACAAACTGGTACTTTACCCATAAGGTACGGTGCAACAACTGGTACTTCTGAATTAATGGAAAGAATGAGGCGAAGACAAGCTTCACAGTTAAATCCAGATGCTTTTCAACAGAACAGAATTGGCAATTACAACCTGCAAAGACGCAACCTAGGAGCACAGCTAATACCAGAAAATCAACGTGTCGAGCCACAACTTCCACAAGAAATATCCCCAATCCCACAACAAAGCCAACAACCTATCGCCCAACAACCTTACACACAATCGCCTTTTTCTTTTGGTTTAGGTTCTTTAGGTTATGGCGGTTTTAGTCCCTATGGTGGTGGCTTTAGTCCTTTTGGTATGATGGGCGGTTATGGTGGCATGGGAGGCTATGGTGGCGGCTATGGTGGTATGATGGGCGGTTTCAGTCCCTTTGGTGGCTATGGCGGTGGCTATGGCGGCATGATGGGTGGGTTTAGTCCTTTTGGTGGTTATGGTGGCTTTAGTCCTTTCGGTGGCGGCATTTATGGTGGTGGTATTTATAATTTGCCTCAAGCCCAACAAGCTCCTCAGCAACAACAAGCTCCTCAACAACCAGCACAACAGCAAGCCAATCCTTTTGGCAATAGTATCAAACAACAATATGCCCAACCTGCTATGCAGGGCGGTTTATTTCAATAATGTGGCAAGACACCAAATTAAAACTTATTGACCAATTAAAAGTCCATGAAGGCTTTCGTTCAACTGCATACAAAGATACTGAAGGTTTACTAACTATTGGTATTGGCCGTTTAATAGATGAAGGCGGTGGCATAACTCCAGAAGAAGCAGAATTTTTATTAGACAACGATATAGAAAGATGTCGTGCCGTCTTAGAAAGAAACTTACATTTTTACAGCAAGCTTTCTGAAACCAGAAAAATAGTTTTACTAGATATGTATTTCAACTTGGGCAACAGATTGTTTGGTTTTAAGAAGACACTTAAATACATCGAAAAAGGTGATTTTGCTAAAGCTGCAGAAGAAATGCTGGATAGCAAATGGGCAGGTCAGGTAGGTGAACGAGCACAACGTTTATCTGAAATGATGAAGAACGATGAGTCCGAATCTTAAAATTGGTTTAGCCGGAGAATACTTAGCAGCATCGCATTTAGCCAGATACTTTGACCAAATATATCCGGCAGCATCGGGTTCCAGATTTGATTTTTTATGTCAATCGGATATACAGGTCAAAGTACAAGTAAAAACTTCTGACTCAATATTTGCTCATCATGGTTCCGATTGGGTGCGTTGGGACATCAAAAAGAAAAAGTCGGGCACTAAGAAGTACAGGGTTTACGACGGCAATGAAGTCGATATTTTTGCCTTTGTTTACCTCTCTCGTGATAAAGTTATATTTCAACCTAACTATAAACTAGGGAAAACCTTTCAAAAAAAGGTAGAATATATAAAAAAAGTAGAAACTCAATTAACATTGAGTCAATCAGTTGAAGTAATAAGAGATATTAAGAATGCCATTAACGAAAATATTGTTCAAACCGGGAATCGACAAGGAAGGGACAGCATACACCAACGAGGGTGGTTGGTTTGATGTCAACTTAGTTCGTTTTAGAAAAGGCTTTGCTGAAAAGTTTAAAGGTTGGGAACGTTTATCAGACAACACATATTTAGGCAATGCCCGTGCCCTGCATCCATGGACATCTCTTGAGGGTACCAAATATTTAGGTTTAGGAAGTCAATTAAAATACTACATTAACGAAGGTAATAGCTTCAACGACATTACCCCTATTAGAAACACAACTGCAGCGGGTGATGTAACTTTTGCTGCTGTTAATGGCGATGCTACACTTACCGTTTCTGACACAGCACATGGTGCCGTACAAAACGATTTTGTTACTTTTTCAGGTGCTTCTAGCTTGGGTGGCAATATAACAGACACTGTACTTAATCAAGAATATCAAATAGCAACCATTATTGATGCCAACAGTTATACCATTGAAGCCAAAGATACCGACGGCAATACTGTATTAGCCGATGGTTCTGATACAGGAAATGGTGGAGCTAGTGTAGTCGGCACTTACCAAATAAATGTTGGTCTTGATATATATGTGCCTTCTACTGGTTGGGGTATCGGTACTTGGGGTGCTGGTGGTTTTGGTTCAGTAACAAGTTTAACAACCACCAACCAATTAAGAACTTGGTCGCATGATAATTTTGGTGAGAACTTAATTATTAATGTCAGAGCTGGTGGTATTTATCAATGGACAGAAAACGATGGTGTTGATACTAGAGCTGTAGAATTATCGCAAATATCAGGTGCCAACTTAGTACCAACGGTTGCCAATCAAATCATTACTTCAGAAAAAGACAGACACTTAATTGTTTTAGGAGTTGACCCAATATCGGGTGGAGCTAGAACTGGTGTTATTGACCCTATGCTTGTTGCTTTCTCTGACCAAGAAAATGCTTTGGAGTTTGAGCCTTTATCAACCAATACAGCAGGTTCATTAAGATTGTCTTCAGGTTCACAAATAATTGGTGCAGTCAAATCACGTCAAGAAATAGTTATCTTTACCGATACATCGGTTTATTCAATGCAGTTTATTGGACCACCATTTACCTTTGGTATTAATTTAATTAACCAATCTACTGGTCTAATAGCTCCGAAAGCTGCTATTACGACACCAGTTGGCATATTCTTTATGTCATTCAATGACTTTTATGTTTACAACGGTGCTGTACGTCAAGTGCCATGCACTGTTTTAGATTACGTGTTTTCTGATATTAATTTAGGCCAAGCTTTTAAAATATTTGCTTTCTCCAATAATGCCGAATCCGAAGTAGGTTGGTTCTATCCATCCTCTTCTTCTGACGAGATAGACCGTTACGTTATTTACAACTATGAAAATAGCACATGGACCTTTGGACAACTCTTGCGTTATGCATGGATTGATGCCGATGTGGAAAACTTCCCAAGAGCAACAGCCAACAACTTATTGTATCGTCAAGAGATTGGTTTCAATGACGATGGTCAACCAATGGAAAACGTCTTCATAGAATCCGCTGATTTTGATATTGGTGATGGCGAACAATTGCAATACATCAAACGCATCATTCCTGATATTAAGTTTTTAAATAATGCTTCAGATGGTGAATTAGAAATGGTCCTTAAAATGCGTAACTTCCCCGGTGACTCTTTATCAACAAAAGCAACTGTAAGTGTTGGTAGCACCACTCAACAAAATTTTGTGCGTGGTCGTGGTCGTCAAGCAGTGGTGCGTTTTCAATCCAAAGACTCCAATGGCAATTCTGAAAACGATAATACTGGATGGCGTATTGGTGCAACCAGAATTGACATCAAACCAGACGGCAGAAGATGAGCAAACTTTTACCCACAAGATTACCTCTGGCCTTTGATGAGGTAACACCAGAATTATTCAATCGTTTGGTCAGGATATTAGAAATCAATTTAGGTGAGTTTGACCCTGACAATGTCAGACAAATGACAACAGCAGAGCGTGACCAATCTTTTTTTAATGCTGGTTCTTTGATATTCAATGTCGATGAAGATGTCTTACAATGCTACGATGGCACCAGATGGCGTAATTTATTTGATAGTCAATTCTACGTCAACAACGATACTGGATTTGCTCTTACCGCATCACTAGGCACAGTAACTGTTACCACAGCTTGATATACTTGCTTTTTTATAAGAAAATAAAGGCTCAGATTATATATCTGCCTACATCGACATAGTTCGCCAAAATTAAAATCACGTGTAATGAGTATTATTGACAAATTAATTGAACCAGTCGCAAATATTGTTGACAAATTTGTTGAGGACAAAGACCTTAAGTTAAGATTAACTTATGAGCTTAAAAGTGAGCTTCATAAAGCCAATATGGCACAAATTGAAGTTAACAGAGAGCAGGCTAAACACTCTTCTTTATTTGTAGCTGGAGCAAGACCTTCTATCATGTGGATATGTGCTTTAGGTCTTTTTTGGAGTTTCTTTTTAGCTCCTTTACTCAGCTGGTTTCTGGTAGTATCAGGTTCTGATGCACCTTTACCAGAAATAGATACTGAGGGTTTAATGACTTTGACATTAGCACTGTTAGGATTAGGCGGAATGCGTAGTTATGAAAAAGTAAACAATGTAGCTAGAAAGAGCATGAAAGAATGAATGAAGGTATATTAACAGTAGAAAAAAAAGTAATGCGATTTGGTCCGCAGGCAGGAATGCAAAATCGTCTTATGGATATGGTTGGTTCTATTAGAAACCAAGAAAGAGAAAGAGCATTACAACAACGCAACGTTTTATTAAACAGACAAAATTTTGAATATGGCGGTTTAGCCGGCATTAACAGACAACAAGCCCTAAGTGGTGGTGCACCAATGGATACTGAATTGGTAGCCGTCACCCCACAAGAAAAACAAATGCTTCAAATGTTTGGTCCGGGCTATGATTTAGATAGTGGTATCAAAGGCTATCTGCCGGGTTTTCTTAAAAAGGTTGGTAAAGTTCTTAAAAAAGCAGCTCCAACAATTCTTACTATAGTTGGTGCGGCATTTGGTGGACCAGTAGGTGCTGGTTTTGGTCGGGCAATAGGCGGCAAAATAGCTGGTGAATCAACCAGAGATGCTTTACTAGCTGGTTTATCAGCAGGCATAGGAGCAGGTGTAGCAGGAGCATCAGGTTTTGGAACAATTGGTCAATCCGCTATTACAGGTTTCTTCGCTGGTGCACCGGGTGGCATTAAATCCGCCGTAAGAGGTGCTGGTTATGGTGCCTTGGCTGGCGGTATATCGAAAGGCTTCCAAATGAAACAAGAAGGTGGTAAATTCACCGATGCTTTTAAGTTCAAAGATGTAGAAGCAATGCAAGCAGCTGCAGCTCAAGAACCTTTAGTTGCTACTGGGCAACCACAAGGTGGTCCTTTGCCACAAGATGCTGGCGGAGCAACAGTGGATTCTTTAACAGGACAGCAAACTTTTCAAGTAGGAGGAACAACTTACAATTTAGAGGACTTCAGTAGATTGACACCTGATGTTCAGAGAAATTTATTGTCCGACCCTACTTTCCAATTAGAGAACATAAATGTTATGGATACACTTAAAGGTTTAAGTGAACCAAGTCTTTTACAAAAAGCTATTAGCCCATTCAATCCTATGGACCCATATGGTTTTGAAGAAAAATTAGGCTTAGGATTTTCACCAACCAAATTATTGTCGGCTGGAGCCTTAATTTCAGAAGGGACCAAAGTTCCAGAAATGGAATTGACAGAAGAACAAAAAGCAATGATGCAAGGAGCAACACCAGAAATGATTGCTCAATACAGTTTTGCACCAGTTGCAACATCACCATATTATGGAATGCCAGTATATCAACCCTTAGTAGCTGGCTATGCTGACGGTGGCGTAGTAGAATTGGATATGAGAGAAGGTGGCGAATCCGTTGGACCCGGAACTGGAACTTCCGATGATATTCCAGCGATGTTATCCGATGGAGAGTTTGTTATGACCGCTCAAGCAGTAAGAGGAGCTGGTCATGGTAGTAGAGAAGATGGCTCTAAATTAATGTATGGTTTAATGAGTTTATTTGAGGATATGGCATAATGGCAGACGGCGTAGTAACACAAATTTCAAGAGAAGCACCTGAAATCGAAGCAAGAAAACTTGGTCTCTTAGATGCAGCCATGATGCTTGGTCAACAACCAATGATTTTACCACCACAAATGGTGGCTGGTTTTACTCCTGACCAATTAGCAGCTTTTCAAATGACTAGAGCTGGGGTTGGTGGCTATCAACCCTACTTACAACAAGCAAGATTAGGTACACAAGAAGCAGTGGCAGCACAAAGAGCTGGTATTCAAGCTTTAACGCCTGCTGACTTTAGAGAGTCCTTGGTAGCAGCCAGAGGAGCCAGACCAATATCTTTTGAAGCTAGAGACATAGTTAGAGGTTCACAATTTGACCCAACACAAGCAGCTTTGGGTTATAGAGAAGCCAGAGAAACTGCAGGTGGTATTGCTGGCTTATACGACCCAAGCATGGCAAAAGGTTTTTATGACCCTTACGAAGAACAAGTTGTCCAACAAACCTTAGCTGACGTTAGAGAAGGTTTAGCAAAATCAGATGTGCAAAGAAGAGCACAAGCATTGCAATCAGGAGCTTTTGGTGGTTCACGTAGCAGACTGCTAGGCGAAGAGCAAAGAGAAGCTGCTGCTAGAGGTGCTGCAGAGCAAGTTGGTGCTATCAGAAGTGCAGGTTTCCAAAGAGCACAACAACAAGCTCAACAAGCCTTTGAACAAGAAAAAGCACGAAGAGGACAATTGGCAGGACTACAGTCACAACTAGCTGGTCAATACCAACAATTAGGTCTAGCAGGACTACAATCGCAATTACAAAGAGCACAGGCACTATCAGGCTTTGAACAAGCTCAACAACAACAAAGACTAGCTCAAGCTGGTTTATTGGGCGATATAGCTCAAAGACAAGCAGCAGCAGGATTAGCCAGAGGTCAAGCAATTGGTCAAATGGGTCTAGGCATTGGTTCTCTAGCACAACAACAAGCAGGTCTAGGTCAACTAGGACAGCAACTTGTTGGACAGGACATAGAGAGACTTGCTAGAATAGGTGGCATGGGGCAGCAGCAACAGCAAAATATATTTGAAGCTGCTAGACAATCCCAGTTACAACAAATGTATGAACCATACCAAAGATTAGGTTTTGTTTCAGATATTTATAGAGGTGCTCCAAGTACACAGCAGGCTATAACAATGCAGTCACAGCCCGGTGCTTCACCATTCCAGCAGGTAGCTGGTTTAGGTATTGCTGGCTTAGGTGCTTATGGAGCTGGAAGACAAGCGGGTTTATTTGGTTAGGAGGAAATTATGCCAATGGATAGAAGTTATATGAGTAGACAAATGTTTCAAGAAGGTGGTCTTGCTGACCCTGTAATGGAAGCACAAATGGCTGAAGACCAAGAAGCTATGATGATTGGTCAAAGCATAGGTGAAGAAATGGGTCAAGGTATTGACCAAGCAGAAAACTTTGAAGAAATGATTAATGCTATCCGTGGTGATGTCAAACCAATAGAATTCAGAAAACAAGAACTTGGTTTAATAGTTGGTAACGAAGATGCCCAAATGACACCAGATTCAGTTTTAGCTTTGGTGCAACCTATAGTAGTCATTGAATTGCAAGCTAGAGGTATGCTCGATGAACAAGGCATGGTTATGGATGAGTCTGTAGCTAGAGTCCAACCAGACCAAATGGCACAACCTTCAATGGTTGACACTTTAGATAGGTCAGGAGTATTAGGGGTACAACCTGATATGGAGGGCTAAATGGCTCAGAATTATGACATCTTTAGAATTGACCCCAGTCTCACTTCCATTCCACAAGTAGACTATAATTATATTAATGCTCCTACAGCAAGCGTTCCAAACCCATCGCAATTATTGGATATGCTTAATCCAGTGCCAGCAAAAAGCACTGAAGAGCTAAAAACCGATATTACAGCAAGACAAGATTTTCTTAATAGTTTATTGGGAGAAGCCGATGACCAATCTAAAGCCAACGTTTTTTTAAAGTTAGCAGAATCAGGCTTGCGTTTAGCTGGTGCTCCCGGTGGTCGTAGCTTTGTGCAAAATTTAGCCGATGCATTCTCTGACTTTCCAGCTTTCTTGCAAAAAATGAATCAAGAAAGAAATGCACAAGAAAAAGCTATTAAATTGCAAGCAATTAACTACGTGCTTAATGCTGAAGAAGAAAGAAGAAACCGTCCAACCAAGTTTTTTCAATCATTGCCAGATGATGTACAAAAAGCTTTGCTTTTAGGTATTGACCCCAAATCCAAAGAGGGTAGAAAACTATTGGGTTTAGGTGTTGAAGGCGAAGTTGACTACACAAAAATGTTTAAAGACAAAGAAGTGGCTACTGCTACAGCATTGTTACCAGATTTCTTAGACATGAATCTTAACAGAGAGGGTTTGCAAGCTTTTGTCAACGCTATAGAAATTATGGCTAAACCAAAAACTGAAATTAACCAATCAACTGGTATTGTGGAAACAAAATCTGGATTTTTGCCATCAACTATTGAAAACGCTTTAAGAAACCAAAGGCAAGTTGGCGACCAAGTTGTCCCAATGTACACACTTTTAAATTCACCAACTATAAATAAGTATTTTGAAAATCAAGAAGAAACGTCTTTTATAATGCAAGAACTTGAAAATCTGGATGTTCCAGAATCATTTGATGCCATTCAGTTTGAAGAAGCTTATGGTATTCCGGGTAGCTTTTTTAGAGCTGTTAACGCTTTTGTTTCACCATTTGTTGAACAATTGCCTGAAGAGGATGCAACCAGAGCTAGACAAGAACTTGCAATATTAGAAAAAGATACTTTAAAAGAACTTAAGAAATTTTACCCCGGTGAAAGAGGTAAGTATTTCATGGAATTAATGCAAGATATAACCGATTTTGTCCCCGATGGCTTGGGCATGAAAACTGCTTTGGTAGCCGTTGAACAATTAAAATCAACAAGAAATTATCTCGATGACGGAATTGAACTTAAAAAAGCAATTATTGAAAACCCAGAAGAATTTAGTGCTACTGACATAAGAAATGCCAAAGATGACTTATTAAGTTTAGCTACTTTAAGAAAAAAATACGATTTCATTATTGACCAAATTGAAGCATCTCGTGGACAACGTTTTAGGGCTGGCATGACACAAGACGATATATTTAAAGAATTTTTACCTAAAAAACAATGAGTGAACCATATTTCAAAGATTACGATTTAGAAGGTGCTATCAAAGCTGGCCTTAACAGTGAAATTTTGGCTGAAAATCTAGTCAAAGAATACCAATCTCAAACAGGCAAAGAATTAAATACAGAAGGCTTTACAGACGATGAAGTTATTGCTTTGTTGACTGGAGCAGAGCCTGATGCTTTAAGAGGCATTTTGACTGAACTAGGAGCCTCAACTTTAGAGATGGGCCCAGTAGTTGGCATGGCACTTACTGGTGGCCGTTTAGGTTCAATTGGTGGACCAGTAGGCACAGTTGGTGGTACTTTAGTAGGAGGTGTTGCAGGCTTTTTTATGGGCGAACAGCTAGAAGATTTGGTTTATGGTGAAGGTCAAAGAAAATATACACCCGGAGCACGACCCTTTGCTGAGGCTGCTAAAACATTTGGTTCAGGCATACCTTTTGCTTTTTTGCCTTATGGGCTGCCAACACAAACAAGTTTAAAGTATGTAAACAGACTCACTAAAACTGCCAGAGAGCAACCTAAGGTTTTTTTAACAGCAGAAGGCGGAATGCTGGGTAGTGCATCGGTATATGGCGGTTTGTCAGAAATGGTGGCTCCCGGTGAGCTTATATATCGTATCCCAGCAGAAATTGCTGGAGGAACTTTTACCATAGCATCTTTGCTTTCAGCCGTTTCAGACCCTATAAAAAAACTTGGTGCTGCAGGTTTACGTAGATTAGGACTAGGTGGAGAAGAAGCTTTGAAAACAGATGCGGCCAATACTTTAATAAAAATTCTAAATGAGGCTGGCGATGACCCTAATGAAATAATAAGGTTAATCAATGAGAATGAAAACCTATCTGGCGTGGCCGATACATTAGCTCAAAGAACAGGCAATAGAACTATGGCAGCTTTACAGAATGAATTGATGTCTCGTTCACCTAATTTCAAAAGAGAAGTTGTACAAAGAACACAAGACAGTCTTAAAGCCTTAACTATTTTGGTCAATGCTTTAGAGGGCAGTGGAGACCCACAAAATTTAAGATTAGCAGCAGAAATGCGTTATGGTGGTTTTAGGAATATTTTAGCTCAAAAATTTGCCGATGCATCAGTCGAAGCCGACAAGGCTTTAGCTAAAGTTTTTCCTGACACTGCGGCTCCACAAAGTGAAGTTGGTGAAGTGGTAAAAGATTATATGCAAGCGGCACTTAGAGAGGCCAGAGCACAAGAAACAAAACTTTGGAATGCTATCGATAAAGACGTTGATGTTGGTTTGGATAATCTCAAATCAGTTTTACGTGGCTTAAAAGACGAAACAGTAGAAGAATTTCCATTAGAGCAAGCATTAGATAATTTAAGACTTAGAACTTTAGATGAAAATGCTTTAAACGCTAATGAATTATACAAATTACGTTCAGGATTTTTAGAGGAAGGGCGTGATGCTTTAGCTCAAAACAATTCCAAAAAAGCCAGAAAATATTTTGCAGCTGCAGAAGCCATATTGGACGATTTAGATGCTTCTGCTACAAGCAATGCAGCCTACCAAACAGCACGGCAGTTTTCGAGAGCTCTTAATGACACTTTTACTGGAACCTTCCCAAGACAAATAATTGGCACAAAAAGGGGTGGCGTTGACATTATCAATCCAGAA